TGGTGGTGTAACAGGAGGTGTTACTGGTGGTGTAACAGGAGGTGTTACTGGTGGTGTAACAGGAGGTGTTACTGGTGGTGTAACAGGAGGTGTTACTGGTGGTGTAACAGGAGGTGTTACTGGAGGAACAACAGGCGGTACGACTGGAGTTACTGAGTTGGAGGTAGCAACTGTTGATGATACGCCATAGTTAGTTGTAGCTGTTACGTTAATGCTATAACTTTGACCATTGGTCATTCCAGTAATTGTTAATGGTGAACCAGCACCAGATGCTACTCCAGAAGCTGGGTTAGTACTAGCTCCATAGGTGACAGTGCCTTTACCAAGATATGCAGGCGCAGTAAAAGTAACAGTTGCTTGACCATTTCCAGCAGTAGCGTTTAAATTTTGTACTACGCTTGGCTTCTTACCACCAGATGCTGAGTTTCCTACGTTTAAAAGTGCCATTATGCGCTCAAATCTCCCATAAGTACCCAGGTGTCAGTTGCTCTTTTGAGAAGAGTTGCTGATGACCATTGTGCTCTAAGATTTAAACCAGGTGTAGCATCGACTGTTACGCCCGTGTCACCAACTACGTTGACTGCACCTGCGCCAGTTCTAAGAATAACAATTTGTGCACCGACTGGAAATGCTACGCTAGCATTTGTTGGAACTAATACAGCTCCAGCACCTGATATTTCTACTACTTTACCATTATCAGTTAAGAGTAAAGTATAACTACCACCAGAAGTACTTGTTGCAACGTTATAAACAAAGTTTCCACTTACGGCAACATTGCCTGACACTGTCAAGTTTCCTGATAAAGTAAGTGAAGTTCCTGTTGCTGCACCAATGTTAGGTGTAACTAAAACAATTGAATCTTGCAGTTTACCACTGGTGACGTTTTGGTCTGCAATTTTAGCAGTGATAATTGCGCCATCAGCAATTTTGCTAGAACCTATAACACCAGGGTTTATATTAACGCCAGTAGATATATCATTAACGTAAGTTGCTATTGAGTTCCAGTTAGCGTTGTGTTGGCCAGCAACAACTGGTTGACCAATTGCAAACGCTGGTGATGGTATTGTATATGGATAAGCCATTGTTAAGTACTCCTAATCTTTCTTCTTTTAAATTTATAAGCGATTGAATTCAATCCCCATTTTCTACCTGGGAAATCTCCACCTGGTAAACCAACTGGGGTATTAGAATCGGGACCATTAAATTGTAATTGTATTGCATAACCTCTACCTAAAGGAGCAACACCCTTACGTTTAATTTGAGCGCCAGCTGCTACTGTTCCATAGGTTGCTGTTCCTGCTGGCAATGGGTCTACTGGATTTTCTTCAGAATATACATCACCTGGATTAGTGTCTGTTGAATATGTTGAACCAGTTTGTGTTGCGAATAATGGAATAGTTCTTGTTCCACCTACAGCATTAGCTTCATCATAATTTTTATAACGTTGTAAATATAATGCTGTGTCTTCTTGTACTTCTTTAAATACAAAATATGGACGAATAAATGTTTTTAATTGCGCGTAAGTTTGGTCAGCAAACCAAGATGTTCTATATGCTGATGGATATTTTCCATCAAACTCTGGTGCTCCTGCTACCTCATCAATAGTATTATCATAATCATCTACATAGTAAACATATGGCCATTCATCATCTTGACTTGTCATTAAATAATAAGGTTTATCATCTGCGTCGCGCCAATCGCAACCAGTAACTAAACCATAACCACTTGCACCTGCTGCTGTATCAGTTTCAAATGACGGTGCAGTTTGAAACATAGTATAAGCTCCAGCTTTACCAATTGTTGCATCAAATATTAAATTAACAGATGGATATGGTGGAGGTGGTCCATCAGTAACGGGTGCATATGGTAATGAAACCCAAACTCTTCTTCTAACATATGATACGGTTATTACATCAGTATGTTGAGCATTGACTTCATTATTAATAATAATTGGTCTTATACGTTCAAAGATATCGTTTATGCCATTACGATTATAGAAATACAATCCTTGCGGCCAGTCAAAGAAATATACTCCACCGTCACCAGCAGTTGCTTGTTGCGGTGTATCAATGCCAAGAGTTGTTGATACTTCTACAAGTTGAAATGAATCAGCATCATAACCTAATAGTAAATAAATAGCTTTTTGTTTAAATATCATAAGCTGACCATCAACTATTTGTATGCCACGGATACCATCTCCACCTGCAATAATGTCTATGTAGTCATCTTGAAACCAGTTCTCTGGTGAGTTTTCATGTGACCAACGAAGACGATTAGGGTATGCAGTTAATGAAGGTGTTGCATCTGTGCTATATTCATAAGTATTAGCTACAAATAATTTATTAGCATGTGATACTGTTAGTTCTGCGCGGGGCATATAACCACCAGTTGGTAACTGATATGGCTGCCATGTTGGGCTAGACGCAAGCAATGGTGTTGCAGCTGGGTCTCCAACTTTCCATTTGTACATTTGAGTTGCAGACTTACCTAATGCGATATAAAGAGTATCTTCCCACTGAGTAAATGATGCACCATTTGCAGATTTAACATTCAATGGTGTTACAGTATCACTAGTTAAAGTAGAAAAGTTTCCACCAGAAGAATAGTAAACTCTTCCATCATATGGGCCTGTTGCTTGATAACCAGTTGATAACATAATTTGTGGTGCTGCTAAAAATTTATAATTATATAAAGTTTTAGGATTCCAGTCACCGCTAAATGATATTGGGTCAGGATTTTTTACGTGATAGCCAGCACGAGAAAACACACCACCACGTGGGTCAATTTCTACGTTGAGCATTCCTGGTGATTCATTTGGTGCCAACTGAAATTGGTCAGCACGAAAGTTAAGTCCACCAGTAAAATCAAACGCTTGCGTTACTGCAATATTAGCCATTGTTTAGAAAGCCACCGCACTAGGAACTGCTGAAGAGCTAGGAAGTACACGTATTCCTGGAACGTTTAATCCATAACCATAAGTTGACAATTGTAATCCACCAGAATAAACAAGTGGTTGGTTGCTTGATGGTGCTGTGAGATAGTCTTGGTAGTTCTTTAAGTTTGTAACAAATTGTTCTCTGTAAACCCTTGACATTTCAGGGTCTTCTTGGAACTGATACATACGTGACATAGTATAAGTTATAAGACAAGCTTGTAGTTCTAAGTCTAAGTCTACATAATCAGTTGATTCTGCATCGTTTGAATTCTCTAACCAAGTGAAACTAGGTTGACGGTATCCTCTAACATAAAGAGTGTAAAGTTGATTTGCTCGCGGCCACAAATAAGCTCTATTTGCCCATAGTGAAAAATATCCTGGAATACCAGGTTGGTTAGTTGCGCCTATCCACCATCTTTCAGCTTGATGTTGACCAATATAAATTAATTCATTACCATAATTTTCAAATTGATTAGTTCCCTGAACTGCAATAATATTAATAACTTCTTTAATTTGGTCTATATTTACCGTTACTGGTGTTGTAATATTTGGAGCATAAGTATGTCCCATAACAAATTCTGTAACAAATTGGGCTCCATAATTAGCAACTGCAGTGTATTCAGATTCAAACCAAGGCCAACGAACTTCAGAGTCTACGATTGTTTGGAAACCTTCTTTAAGGAATTGAAGCACTAGGTCCTGGTTAATATCGTCAATGTCATTATCATAACCAATTTGTAATTGCGAAAGATTCTCAAGCAATTGGATGAGATAAAAAGAGTTTAAACCACCTACAATGTTCATTGCCATATTAAATTCCTATTCTTTAGATTTAGCTGCTTTTTCTGATGCCTTTAAATGACCGATGCAGAATTCAGTTCCCTTTGCTTTTGGAGCACGACATCTTTCTTCTTTAGCATTAAGGCCAGTACATGTTGGCATTGCGGCCTTATACTCAATACCAGATGGAGGAGCAGGCTCAGTATTAGATTGCATATAACTAGGCATAATGCCGGCTATTTCTTGTCCAGGCTTTGGTGCGTTATACATCTCACAACCTTCTAGAATTTGTGTTGTGAACATTGGCTGTCTTGTCATATGTTTAATCCTTCATTTATAAATAGTTCTCTATGTATTATACAAAATTTTTCATTTAAAAGGAAATAGCTGGCACTAAGAGAGTTGCCCGAAGGATGACAACCTTTCAACTCTTAGCACCAGCTAAACCTATTTAACTAGCCGAAGCTAATTAATTTATTATGCGTCAGCTGACAAGTAGCCCTGACGTGCACGGTTCGAGCAAGTAAGCTGACCGTAGGCCAATACGATGGCGTAACGAGCATCTTTCTGTGCTACTGTACCCTGCTGGAATGGCGTTGTGGTCCACCAATGGCCATTCATACCAGTGAGCTTGAGGTACTTCGTATTGAGGAAGTACATCGAGGCATTTGATACCTGGTTACCTGGCATTGCAAGGTCAAACACAACTGGTGTCTGCTTGAACATCAAGTTCTGGAATCCAGCATTTGCCTTAGCAACGTCTTGGTAACGTACGTTTGGTGTCAACAGCGACTCATACTTGCTGAACAATTGCTCAGTTGTGATGATGAGGTCTGGTGTGTCGTTACCCTTCGATGCGTTGTTGTAGGTGTTTGCCATGTTAACCAAGCTAAGGGTCTGGCCCTGTATGCCTGCTGTAATGGTTGGGTTCCACCAAGTGTTGCTTGATGCATCGATGCCACCGATTGTGGTGCCAGTTGCGCCTGCGAATCCACCGATACCGTTGAACTCTTTTGCGGTGCCACCAGTACCGTCGTTGGAGCTAAGAAGCTGACCGTTGACAAGTGACTTAATCGACATTTCTGCCTGCATGATTTTAGCATTCAACAACTTGATGATTGCTTCTGTTCCACGGTTCTGTGCTTCTTCGATACCGCTAATTGCGATGGATGCAGCGATTTGCTTCCAGTCGTAAATGGCAGCAGTGATGCCTTCTTGTGGGGTCAGAGCAATGTTGTCATAGCCTGAGTAGGAAGCTGCAGTGGAGTTCGCTGCGTAGAGAACTGGCTCTACGATTTGAGTTCCGCCTTCTTCCATAACAACTCTTCCGCCTGAATTCAGGTGGTTCAAGAGCACGAGGTCCTTGAAGATGTTATCGACCAGCGTTGGCTGGTAGTTTTGCAATGTCGTTGAAAACAGTGCATTATAATCAATGGTCTGCACGTTTGGTGAAGTCATTGTGTTTTCTCCTTTTTAATGTTAGTGTTTTGGTTAAAGCCCCAAACCTTTTTTGGCTTGTTCAAAGGCTTCAAATACTGTTTTAGGTTGCGTAGTAGTAGTTGGACTTCCACCCTTAGAAGCTGAACCCGTGGAAACAATTGTTGCCGAACGCTTAGCTTGAACTCTAGCTTGCTCTTCTGCCAGTTTCTTGCTGGCTTCAGAAGCTTTAGAATAAACTTTATCAAAAGTAATCTGTTTAAAGACTGCTTCTAAATCTGTCACTCCTGTTGCTATAGCTTTTGCTACAACTTCATCTGGATTAAAATCTTCACCATACTTGCTTTGTAATTTGTCGATAGTTCTAGTCAATTCATCCATAGCTTTCTGTTGTTCGAAAGCTGCAACTCTTTGCTCTAACTGTCGCATTTGCTTTTCAGCTGGGTCTAACCATTCGTCTTCGACTTCTGGTTGGGTTGCCACACCGTAGTGCTGCTGTAAAGCCTGCAAGGTGCCTGCTGGGTCATCTTGCAACGATTGTGCAAGAGTAGCAGCAAATTCAACTTGCTTTCTTTGTTCGCTAAGTTCCTGTGTCTTACGAGTATAATCCGCTTGACGCTGGTACCCAGCTAGAGCCTCCTGTAAAGGGACTGTAACTTCTTCTCCGTTAACTTGGATTTTGACGACTTTGTCGGCAACATCTGTATAGTCAAAAAAGTCTGGCTCTTCTATTACGCCTGCTTCGCCTAATTCCTCGACTTGTCCATCTTCGATAATGGGGTCGATTACTTCAGTACTAGCACTAGCATTATTTATTTCTTCATTACTCATTTGGAATCCTATCCTTCTAATTGGTTGTTCCTATATGTATGTAAAAAATTTTACATATTACTTTTTATTATTGCTGCATTCCCATCAAAAGTTGTTGTAAAACTTCTGGAGGAAGGCTTTCTAGGCCGCTACTTGTTGGAGGAACTGGTGGTTGTCCACCTGGTCCTGTCAATGGAGCTGGTCCTAAACCTTGTTGCATAGCTGCCAATTGGTCTGGGCTTATTCCAGGTGCTTGGCCCTGTCCTGCAAGAGCTGCTTGGTCTGGTGCCATAGGCATTCCTTCTGGAGCTGGTGCTGCTTGTGGTTGCGTTAAGTAGGCTTCGGCATCTTTTACGCCAAACCCAGTTCTTAAAACATACTCTGCCAACTTTGGTAAATTTACAAGTCCAGCTTGGGCAAATGGTTGCATTGCCGAAACAATCTGCAACGCCATATCTCTGCGGAAAGCTTCGTTACGTGGAGCAGTAGAACCAGCCTCAACTGTAAAATCAAATTCACCAGAAATATAATCTTTATCAAATGTTAACCATACTGGAGCAGCTTCAGTGCCAACTATTCTTACAGTCTGTTCTCCAGTTAAGAATTGCTGGCCTAACATTATAAGATTGGCAGCACAAGCAGCTATTGAGTTTTCTATATTAATAAGTTTTTCAGCCACTCTAGCATTACCAGCTTCAGCAATAATTGAAGCTTCGCGGGCAGTTCTAGTTGTCTCTGGAATTGAACCACGTTGGTATTCTGAGACGCCTGACACACGGTCAATATCATTTTCAATTAATGATGATTGATTATAATAATCTTGTGGGTTAATGTAAGCAGGCATTGCTACTACTACGTTTTGTAGGTTTTCGTTACCTTTAACTGGAACCAATACGTTATCATCATCTGATGCTAAAGCCTGACGTCCAGCATCGTCAAATGCTGATTCGCTAAACAGATACTTACGGGAGAAGCGCTTTCTATGGTTCATCATCTGTGTACGAGTTTCATTTAATTCGTATTGCAATGGCTCAATTGCTTCTAGCTCACCCATTGGATAAAAGAATCCAGGGATTTCATAGTTACGTAACATGATGTAAGGGTGACCAAATACATATGGCATCTTAGTTGGTTTAACTAGGAACTTATCTCCTGTATCTGAGAAGATGCACATTTCACCAGTGTCAATATTATAATATTCAAATATATTGCATTGTGCTTCATCAGCGTCAACTGTTGTGTCATAATTTCCAGTTGCTATATAATCACCATAAGCATTTGAAACTGCAGGTCCTACATCTTTTCTTGCTGAGTAATCATAACGTTCATCATTTTTAACATCTTTTAATGTGCGGCGGCTTCTTTGTGCAATCCAACGGATATCATTCATGTCTGTTGCATAAGGGTCAACAAACATGTTGAATGGGTCAACGCGCTCTAAAAATGGACGGTCTTCTCTAATAACAAATGTAGATTCAACGTCACCAACTACTGGTGGATTACCAGTTGCAGCTTCATCAGCTGTGTCTTCAATTTTATCAAGTTTTGCTTCTTCAACGAAACGATAACCAGTCTTAACCCAACCATGACCAATAATTAAATAATCTTTAACTGCTCTTTGGAACTCTGGCTGACAACCATAATGCTGCCACCAATAGTTAATAATTGATTCAGTTACTATAGCTTTATCACCATCTTCTGGTTTGCGCGGGTTAACCATAATCTTTGGACGACCAATTGAAACAGCAGGAGCCAAAGTGTTAATAGTTGAGAATGCAATGTTAACAAGCAATCTATCACCAGTAGCAATACCACGATATTGTCTACCACGATATAAGTTAATTAAACGTGTCCATAGATTGCCATATTGTTCCTGCTGTAATTTCTTTTGAGCAAGATTAACTTTACCTCTATATTGACTTAATTTATCTGAATTACTCTGTCTCGCCATCTTGGTCTTCCTTTACCTTCGTTATTGGGCCATTGACAACCCATGCATCACATGTTCTGTCACCTGCACACTTAAAATCAAATATTTCACAGAAACCTAAGTTAGCTGCTTCAACTACTGCATCTGCTTCAGGTCCAGAATCTAAACCTTTTTTAATGCAGTCCATCATATCTTCACTCTGTATAAAAGCAGCACAGTTAGAACATCTTGCAGTTTTAGCTTGCTTTACATCTGTTTTAAATAATGCAGCTTTGTCTTTCCAGAATTGGTCATTAGGCAATGCAGGATTCATAGGTCCATAATTAGCTGCTAACACTGCTTTGTATCTTTTTTCAAGATTAACAGTTATATCTTGTGTTGCAGCTGGGCAACCATCAATGTATCCTTCGCCAGTATCTGGCGCATCAATCATCTTGGTAGCTCTAATTACAGCTATTGCTACTGGATTACCTTTTGCCATTTGATTTCTTCTTTACTGGTACGTTGTTAGTAACTTTTTTCTTTTTCTTCTTTGGATAGTTTTGCTGCGTGGTGCTATTCATAGCATCCATATCCCTCATCTGGATGTTAGGAACTGGCATTACTTAGCGCTCGAGGAAAAGCCAACTTGGATTCTGATGATTCCTTGTGCAGATATATAAGTTGTTGGACTTGCAAAATACACACCAAATTCTGCTAAACCAGCTACAGGACCTGTATAATTTTTATTAAATGCTGTTGGAGTTGCACCAACAACATTTACTACTGTGTCATAGTTATTAGTTCCACTAGCATTAACCAATGACCACAATGCTGGTGAAAGACTGTCTGGACCTGCTCCACCCCAAAATGAAATTTCTCCATCCCAACCTTCAGCTGAAGTAATACTTATTGCTACCGTATCATAACCAGCACAATTCATTGGAAACCAATCTGATGTTGGTGTTGCGGCGGTACTATCATATGTATAATCAAATTGCTTTAACATTATTTACCTTTTACTTTCTTTAGATTTGGATTCTTTCTTTTTGCGGCAGGTGATGCTTTGCGTGAAGCTGATGCAAGTATTGCTCCTGCTGCTTCCATACTGTATCCACCTTTTTTTGCAATGCTTGTTTGAACTGCTTTGAATCCAGGATGCTTTTTAGATTTCATTTCTTTTTAGCCTTTCCAGCTTCACTAAGTGCAATAGCAATTGCTTGCTTGCGCGATGTAACTACTTTTGCTTTCTTTGGTCCTTTAGGGTCTACTCCACTATGCAATGTGCCAGCTTTGTATTCGTGCATTACTTTAGCAATCTTTGAATTTGCTTTCTTTTTCATTTCTTTTTTTTCTTAGAAGCCTGTGAACCTGCACCTGTGTACTTCTTTGTTATAACACCTTTAACAGAAGGTGATAATCTGTTACCAGTTTCTTTAAATGAAGCATCTGGACTAAGTTGTGCCTTTATTATTTCTATTTGGTTCTTATAATTTTTCTTACTAAACGGGTTGTTTCCTACCTTAACAGTCTTGCGAACTGTATCTGTCTC